CCCTCCTATCCTGTAACAAGAGAAGAATGAAATGGCGCAAAGGACATCACAGAATTCATTACGCAACGTGGCGCTTACTGCATCGAAAGCGTATCGCACAAAACCGGGTGTTACCGTGCCCGAGTGGGACGGTGCAAAGGTCACATTGCGCGAACCTTCCGGCGATGCCTGGGTAAAGTTCCGGGAAATCGTCAATCCTCAGATCCCGGAAGGTGAAGAGCCGCCTCTGCTGACCGAATCGCAGAAGTTTTTGCGTAACAAAGAGGCCGACGTCGTTCTGTTTATTGACGTTTTACTGGATGAAAACGGTGAACGCGTGTTCGGCCATGACGATCAGGCTCAGGTTTCTGAGATTTATGGCCCGGTGCACGCCCGACTGCTGGCACAGGCTCTCGGCCTCGGAATGAGCCAGGAAGAAGCGGGAAAGCCGTAAAGCAGCCGCTGACCTTCTTCCTGATGTCGCTGGCGCTCCGGCTGGGGCGTACTCTGCAGGAGCTGCGCCAGACCATCACCGCCAGCGAACTGAAAATGTGGATCGAGTTTGACCGCATCAGTCCGATTGGCGACTGGCGCGCCGACGCGCAGGCGGCACAGATCTCCGTTGCGACGCTGAACTCTCAGGGCGGCAAATTTACCATCCCGGACGTAATACTGAAATGGGGAGAGCAGGAAGAAGACAGGGAAATTAGCGAGCTGGAGGAATGGATATCTGGATTGTAACTAAATCTGCCAATTTTGATGTTCATGAGGTAACCTATGAGTGATTATATATTCATAGGGAAGCCCGCAAATGTTTAAATATGCATTGATTGTTTTATTAACTTTATTTATTTCTGCATGTAAACCCAGTGATGAAGAAATGATTAAATTTGGCGAGTCTTTAGTTGCTCAATCACTAAAAGACCCCGAGAGCGCAAAATTTAGTTCATATTATCGACCATTTGGAGATGGTGTTGGGTATGTTTGTGGAACGGTTAATGCAAAAAACTCATACGGCGGCTATGTTGGAAATAGAAATTATTATGTTCACCTGACTGTTAAAGACGATAAGGTTGTTGATAATAGTCCTGTCAAAATAATTGACGAGAACGATGATAAAGGTGAAGGTAATTTCAGGAGCATATGCCAGTAAATAATTAAAGCCCTTCGGGGCTTTTTTTTATAGGTCAACTATGGCAACCCTGCGCGAGCTAATTATCAAAATTTCGGCGAATTCCTCCTCTTTCCAGACAGAGATCGCCCGGGCTTCCCGCATGGGGACAGATTACTACCGCACTATGGAGCAGGGCGGGAAAAAGGCAGCAGCGGCCACGCGTGAAACACAGCGTTCCCTGTCAGACCTGAACTCACAACTTGCGACTGTACGATCCTCAGCTGCTGGACTGGCCGGTGCATGGGCTGGTGCATTTGCCACGCATCAACTCGTCGCTTTCGCAGATACATGGAACCAGTTGAACGGCCGTCTTCGCCTGGCGTCATCTTCCAGTGAGGATTACGCCCAGTCCCAGCGGGTACTGATGGAAATCAGCCAGCGTACCGGGACATCACTTGAGGCGAACAGCAACCTTTACAGTCGTATCGCCCAGTCGCTGCGGGACGCTGGCTATGCCTCCTCAGACGTGGCAAAGGTGACCGAGACCGTTGCGACGTCCCTCAAGCTTTCTGGAGCCAGCACGGAAGAAGCCAGCTCGGTGATTTCCCAACTTAGCCAGGCGTTGGGATCCGGCGTTCTGCGCGGCGAGGAATTTAACGCCATCATGGAGAACGGCGGACGTTTGGCTAAATTGCTGGCGGACGGACTGGGTACCACCGTTGGCGGCCTTCGTAATATGGCCAACAACGGCGAGCTGACGACAAACAAGATCGTCCCACTGCTGACCAATGTCGAGATACTGCGCAAGGAGTTTGATACGCTGCCGGCATCCATCAGTGGTTCTGCTCAAAAAGTAGAAAATGCTTTTCTCGCCTGGGTGGGCGGGGCTAATGATGCAGTCGGGGCATCTTCCACGCTTTCCGGCGTGCTTGATGGCCTGGCGAATAACATTGATGGTGTAGCAAATACGGCAGGCTTATTGGTTGGCGTCGGGCTAGCCCGTTATTTTGGCAACATGGTTAGCAGTATAGGGCAGTCCACCCGCGCTGTGATCTCTAACGCTGCTGCAGAAGTATCTTTAGCTCAGGCACAGGTTCGCGGTGCGCAGGTTAGCGTTGCCGCTGGCCGGCAGGCTGTCTACCGGGCACAACAGGCGCGAGCAGCGGCAACCAGTATTGAGGCGCAGATGGCCGCAGAGCGTAAGCTCGCAGCCGCTCAGACATCGCTGGATAAAGCTCTGGCAGGTAGGGCTGCCGCCGTTAACAACCTCACCAGTACAGCTTCGGTGATGTCCAATTTGGGTGGCAAGGTGCTGGGCATTCTCGGCGGATGGCCAGGCATTATTATTGGTGCAGGCGCTGCGATGTACGGACTGTACCAGCACACGCAGCAGGTACACCGTGAAGCGGTTGGGTTTGCCAACAACCTCGACGAGATCAACACCAAACTGAAGCAGATGTCAGTAATGGGGCTTCGCTCCACGGCGGCTGACGCCCGGACATCATTACAGGCTCAGAAGCAGGACCTGGCCGATCTTGATTCGCAGATTGCGCGAGTGAAGGACAGCCTTAAGGCGGTTGACCAGATTCAGCAGGACTACAACCGCCACCCGACGCTGACCCTGATCAACACCTTCATGGATCAGGCCGACATCACGGCCAAAAACGTGGAACTTACCGATAAGCTGAATCAGCTGGAGTATCAGCGCGAACAGGCTGCCTCGAAGGTTGAACGGACGCAGAAACTGGTGAACGATGCCAGTGACCTGGCGACACAGAAAGCAATTGAGCAGGCTGGCGCAGTTTCCATCCTTAAAGGTGCTTATGACCTGCTTAACCGCTCGATGTCAGCGACCGCAGGCGCAAAACCTCCGCAGTATGCTGGTCCGGTTGTATCGATGGCAAACGCCACGCCTCAGCAGCAAACGGCGCTCGAGCGATCACGACGTGACAACGAAATGGCCAGCCTTAGCGGGCTGGAAAAGTTGCATCAGCAGCATGTCTACGAAGCAGAAGACCTTAAGCTGACCGGCGCGCTTTATACCCAGTACATCTACAACAAGGATCAGGCCGCCAAAAAGGATGCAGCAGCAGCAGCGGCTAAAAAGGATTCAACGGCTGCCTCTCAGGCCCAGAGCAAGGCAGAACGCGAAGCTGCGAGCCAGGCAGAACAGTATTCACGCAAAATGGCCGATCTTAGTGTTGCTACCGAAGTGCAAAAGGTCCGTGCACTGCAGGGGGAGAAGGCGGCGGAGCTGTACGCGGCATCGCACGAGAACGGAACTAAATGGAGTGAAGAACAGCGTATATCCATAGAGTCTGGGTCTTTGGCGCTGGCCCAATGGACGCAAAAAGCAGATGAGGCGGTGCGGAAACAGCGCGAGATGACCGATGCGCTTAAGGATCTCAAAGACGCGGCGCGGCGATATCAGGATGAAACAGAACTTAATGCCAAAACCTCTGGGATGGGTAGTCGTGATCAGGAGCTGTACCGTTCACGGCAGGAAGTTGAACGAGTCTTTGATAAAACCGATAAAGGTGCTGAGGCTGTAGCTGCCCGCGCCTCTGCGCTGGATGCGCTTGATAAAAAATATCAACAGGCTAAAGCCAGCGAAATGGACTGGCGGGCTGGAGTAAGTGCTGGTCTGGCTGACTGGATGGACAATGTCAGCAATATTGCAGACACGGTTTCGCAGGGTATTACCTCTACTATGGACAGCGCTCTGGATAACGTAGCTTCTATGCTTGTTCGCGGAAAAGCAGACTGGAAAGAGTGGGGCCTGTCTGCACTGGAGATGATCGCGAAGGTCAGCCTGCAGATGGCAGCAGTTAGCGCATTGGGTGGTTCTTCTTCCTCGGGAATTTTGGGATCGCTGGTCGGCAGCGTGGCTGGAGCTTTTGGTGGCGGTGCTGCTGGTGCAACTCCATCGGGAGCATATACCGCAGCTGCGGGCTCGCTTACATTCAACGCCAAAGGCGGAGTTTACGGCTCTCCTTCGCTCAGTGCATTCAGCAACAGCATTGTCGATACACCGACATTCTTCGCCTTTGCTAAAGGAGCGGGCGTCATGGGCGAGGCGGGGCCGGAGGCGATCATGCCGCTGACCCGCGCCGCTGATGGTTCGCTGGGTGTGCGGGCTGTATCTTCAGGCGTGAATAGTGCAACAGGTTATGGCAATACAGCCATCACTGTTCACGCCCCGGTCAACATTACCCAGGATGGTTCTGCAGGTGAAATCAGTAACGCCAATACCGCCAGCACAGCACGCCAGCTTGAAGGTATTGTCCAGCAAACCCTTACCGATCGCCTGAGGAAAGAAATATCGCCAGGCGGCATCCTCTATCGCCGCTAAGGAGCAATATGGCAATCGACACTTTTACCTGGTGCGTCCGCATCGGGCCCAGTGGGGCAAATACTGTGGCCACGCTTCAGGCGCAGTTTGGCGACGGCTATAAGCAGGTGGCTGGCAATGGGATCAACACCGATGCCGAAACCTGGAATCTGGCATGTAATGGCGATGTGGCGACGATGAAGAAAGTTCGCGATTTTCTTCTGAGCCATGTCATCAAATCGTTCTGGTGGGTAAACCCGTGGGGCGAGCAGAAGCTATACCGGGTTAAAGCTGATTCTGTCAGCCCAACCTTTCCCCACGGTGGCTTTGTAGAGCTATCGTTTATCTTTGAACAGTCATTCTCACCATAAATGATGTCTATGTACGCATAAATGGTGTCTTTATAAATAAGTGTCATCAGGTATAAGGGTATTGACATCAAATTTAATGCCGATTATATTTGTTTTGTCCAAAGGAACACGGACCTAACTAAGAAGTTAAAGATTTCCATCCAGCATGATGAGGTTTTTATGTTTAAAGAGAGACTTAAAGCAACGAACGTAGCGTTATTAATCGTTATTAATGCCCGCTTATACGCAGAAGAAAAAGGCAAAGCCATTACGCGTTACCGATTGACCAGACGCAGTTTTAAGCTCCTGGCACAGCGCTCAGCACTACATGCCACCTTCGTCGCAAGCGTTAACGAGGAGCTTCAGGAGTTAGGTTGGCAGTTGATTGAAGATCCAGACGGCAACTTTGCTTTTTTTGATATTGGAATTATCGATAACTGGGCACGGTTAAGTATTAAGCGTGTTAAAGAGCTCAGAAAAGAAGATGAGGATGACTTAGTTCGCAATCTTCTGAGCTATCAAACAGAAGAAGACGAAGAGCAATTAGACGACTAACCGACCTTTTTCAGAAAGCCCGCTTACATAGCGGGCTTTTTTTATGGGTGAAATATGAGCTTTAGGAACGACGTACAGAAACTGGAGCCGGGTGAACTGATACAGCTCATCGAGATCGACGGCACCGAATTTGGCATGGATACCGTGCTGCGCTTTCATGCCCACAATATTGCTACTGGAGGCTGGGCTGCATTCGCGGCAGACAACCTGCCTGCCATTATCTGGCAGGGTCAGCAGTACGACCCTTACCCTTACGAGCTGAAAGGCCTGGAGCTGTCCAGCACCGGGGCACAGCCCACACCCACGCTTTCCGTGTCGAACGTCGGCAACTACGTGACTGCGCTATGCCTGGAGTACGACGACCTGGCAAGAGCGAAAGTGAAGATTCACACCACGCTGGCGAAGTACCTGGACGCGGCCAACTGGACAGCCGGCAACCCGAATGCCAGCCCGGCGGACGAGCGCGTTCAGCTTTTTTACGTCAACGCCAAAACCGCTGAAACGCGGGTGCAGGTCGACTTTGAACTGTGCTCACCCTTTGACATCCAGAACCTGCAGTTGCCCACCCGGCAGATCACACCGGTCTGCACCTGGTGCACGCGCGGCTGGTACCGCACCGGTACCGGATGTGACTACAACGGGAACCGCTATTTTCTTAAGGACGGCACCCCCACGGATAACCCGGCGCTGGATATGTGCGGCGGCCAGATGCAGGACTGCGAAGCGCGGTTCGGGACGGGTAACCCGCTGCCGTTTGGCGGCTTCCCGGCGGCAAACCTTCAGGGTAAATAACCATGCGAAAAAAACTGATGGATGCGATCCGTGCCCATGTTGCCGCGGAATATCCGAACGAGGCCTGCGGCGTGGTGGTGCAGGCCGGACGGGGGCAGCAGTACATTCCGTGCCGCAATATTTCAGCAACGCCCACTGAGGCCTTCACGATCTCCCCGGAGGATAAGCTGGCAGCATCGGAGCAGGGCGAAATCATTATGGTTATCCACTCGCATCCTGATGTGGTGCAGCTTGTGCCGTCCGAAATGGACAGGGTGCAGTGCGACTGGTCCGGCGTGGAATGGGGCATCATGAGCTGGCCGGACGGTGATTTTTGCACGCTGGCACCCCGTGAGGACCGGGACTACGCCGGGCGGCGTTGGGTGCTGGGTTTTGCTGACTGCTGGTCGCTGATCCGTGAGTGGTTCCAGCGTGAGCACGGCATTACCCTGGGTGATTACTCGGTACCGTACGAGTGGTGGGAGCAGGGAGAAAATCGCTACGACGATAACTGGGAGGCAGAAGGCTTTGTCCAGGTAGACCCTGCTGATATGCGTCCCGGCGATATGATCATGATGCGCATACAGGCGCAGGTAACCAATCACGCGGCTGTTTACCTCGGTCATCACGAGCATCTGGAAAACATCATGCTGCACCATAATTTCGGCAGCCTGTCTGCCCGGGTACCGTACGGCAAATATTACCGTGACCGCACCGTTCGTGTGGTCCGGCACAGGGAGTTGATGAATGCTGAAAACACTGATTCTTGAAGGCCGTATGGCGAAAAAGTTCGGGCGCGAACACAAATTCCACGTTGAGGATCTCCGCGAGATGCTGCGCGCCATGTGCAGCCAGGTTCCCGGCTTTAAACGCTACCTGTCAGAAGGGCACATGAAGGGGATCCGCTTTGCCTTCTTCAATGGCAAAAACAATATCGGCCTCGACGAGTTTGAGATGAGCCGCGGTGGTGCGGTGTACCGTATTTCGGCCATTACCGAAGGTTCAAAACGCGGCGGCGTGCTGCAGATCGTTATCGGAGCAGTGGCGCTCGTGGCCGCGTATTTTACCGCGGGTGCTTCTTTTTCTGCGTGGGCAGCTGCAAACGGAATCAGCGCTGCAGCAGTAACTGCCTCGTCTACTGCCCTTGCCGGGATCGGTCTGTCTATGTCGCTTGGCGGCGTAGTGCAGATGCTGACACCCCAGCCGAAATACAACGTCGGTGCCTCGTCCAGTACAGACAACAAACCCAATTACGCCTTTGGCGCGCCGGTGAATACCGTGGCTGTGGGTTATCCGGTCCCTGTGTTTTTTGGCGAGCGCGAGATCGGCGGGGCAGTCATCAGCGCGGGGATCTTCTCCAGCGACCAGCAGTAAATTTTATTGCAGCTACAGGCCACCTCCGGGTGGCTTTTTTTATGGGTGAAATATGCGACTTCTCGAAGATGAAACCCTTATTCAGGGACATAAAGGCGGTGGCGCTAAACAACACACTCCTGTTGAGGATCCGGATGACCTGCTGTCGACAGCAAAATTAAAAATGCTGCTGGCGATCGCTGAAGGTGAAATCCAGGGCGAGCTGACAGCACAGAACATCTTCCTTAACGACACCCCGCTGGCGAACGCCGACGGCAGCTACAACTTCACCGGCGTGAAGTGGGATTTTCGCCCGGGCACTCAGGATCAGGACTACATTCAGGGATTGCCTGAGGTCGACAACGAAATGTCGGCAAACGTGACAGTGACCACCACCGCGCCGTGGACACGCCAGTTCTCTAACCTGATGCTGGATGCCGTG